CGAAATACCCTTGCCCGTAGTTTTTTCCCACTTAGCAAAATCAGGCGGATAAGCTGTGTATGTTTCTTGTCCACCTTCTTGATATGTAATTGTGATTGATTTTTGCATGTTTGCTCCCGTTGTATTTAATTACGAAATTGTAATTGTTGGTGTTCCAGATACCTGAAATGCAAGTGTAATTGATTGAGCATCTGCGCCTGTACCTGTTACATCTGGAAATACAGGAAACACATTGCCAGTAATAACTGCACCTGTTGCAGCTGTTAGGCTAAAAGCAAGTGCTGTGTTAGGTGCTGAATTAGCTGCCGTCCACATTGTTTCGCACAATGAAGTACGAGGGCTATTGACTCCCCAGTCTGAAAGCATTGTTACAGATAATGTCCAGTCATCATCGGTGTGCTTGTAAGCTTTGCCATCAATTGTTTGGTATGTGTTTAATGTTGGCTTGTTTGATAAAGTCACGCTGGTCGCCTGAGCATCATAGGTCTTGCTATCAATGGTCAGGATTAAATCGCGACCTGTAAGTACAGTTGTTGCCATTTTGTCTCCTAGGTTGTTTGTGTATAGATGGTGCTCACGCTAATGTCAGCAACCAGCAAGTTGCTTGATCCTACCTGCGTGACGGTTGGTCTATCGATCTGACCGATTTCATATCCGTTAGGTATGACGGCTAGAACACTTAGAATAAGTTGCTCTAAATTATCCAGTGATGCTGGGTTAGATGTATAGGCAACTGCGCATGTTACAGTCATATTGATTTGTAACTTCAATGTAGATTTATTGAGTAAAGTTGGCTCAAGGTAAGGTGATGAAGGAACCAATACCACAGCTGGAGGAATTATTGTCTCTGGAACCCAGGCATATACATTGCCAGCAACTCCAGCTAAAGCTGTGGCTAATGGTTGGCGAATAGCTGAAAGAATTGTTGATGCAGGCATTATCCCACTATCGTCTCTACATCAATGTATGCACCAAGTAATCCTGATACACGATTAAATAAACTGCGCCCCATACGGAAAGGGCTAGGAGCAAAATCAATGCCTTCAATTTGTCCTCCTGCTGCTGTGCGAGATTGAAAGACCTCAACCGATACCACGATGATGGCTGACTCAACTGGAGCGTGTCCAACATAAGTATGTGAACCTGTTGCTCCTAACCCAGATGGAATGACATTCTTTTCAATAATATCTGCATTGGTAATGTTGGCAGTAAATGTATAAGCATCGATATCTGAATTGACTGTGCGAGTTCCGTTAAATGGTGTTCCACAGCCAGTAATAACTACTGATTGACCTTCTGTAAATTTATGAATTCCGACCGTTGTAAAGGTTGCGACATTGCTTGTCAGCGAAACCTTTTCAATTGATGCGGTAAATGATGTAAGTAGCGGAAGAACCACGCCCTCACTAGTGTCAATTATATCGTTTAGATAGCTGTCGCTGTAGAGAGAGGATGAAACGCCAAGCACGCTGCGGAGTTCCGATGCTGTGATAATTGTTGGCATTTCATTCCTCTCAATACGGCTGGGGGAGCGATCGGGAGCAACCGCCCCCCCATGATTAGTTTTTTAGCGATTACACATTAAGTGTAAATGCGCCTGCTGCTGTTAGTGTTACTGCTGAGCCGTAACCGTAGTAGCCAACTTCTACCTTACCTGTACCAACAATGTTAGTACGAAGTTGTAGAGGTGCTGCTGATTCGTACCATACAAATGAATCACCGTTTAGGATGATGATTGAGTCATCTGCAACGCCTGAAGCGTTAGGTGTTACATATACTGGCAGACCCATTACTGATCCAACGAAACCGCCTGGGTTCATTGATCCAACATTGTTTGTTGCATTACCTGCAACATCGAACAACGGACGCTTTGTTGAGTCATTGAGCTTGATCATGTTTGCCCATTGATCAGGCGTACATACGATACCTGTAGCGTGACGCTTTGTGTTTGCATAAACTGAAGCTGCACCGCGTGAAATAAATCCAGCGAATGTGTCTCCGTCAAATGGAAGTGTGATAACTGTTGAGTCAAGTGTTCCTGCTGCAATTGCTGTGAACATTGCTGCATCTGTTGCTGCTGCGTACTGGTTAGCCATCAAGCGAACTAGCTCATCGAAGAATGCTGGTGAAGTACGATCTAGAACTTCTACATCGAATTTCTGCATTCCTGCGTACTTGCTAACTGTTGCTGTTACATATTCGATCTCAACCTGAGTATCTGAAAACGCTGCACCCTGAGCTGCTGCTGCGACTGTTGGAGCAGTTTTTACGCGAGGTAGCTGGAATGTGAGTCCTGCATCAGGAAGAACTGCATTGCGAACTGCTGCAATTGCTGGACGAATATTTGTGGACTTTGGATCCCAGATTTGTGTGAACTGTGGTGTTGGAACAAGTCCAGCAAGTTCTGTTGATGTGCCATCTGATGCAGCGCGTACATACATTGCTGAATCGTGATCGCCTAGAGTTGCGCGAACGCTGTGCTCTAAGAATGTTGATGCGTTGATAATTGGTGAGCGCAACTTCTGTGAGTTTAGAACTGGAGCAGTTGTTGCCTTCACTTCGACCTTTGCAGCTTCAACCGTCTCGGTTGATACTGCCTCTGAAACGGTTTCTGACACTAGGTCATCTCCTTCTGTCTTAGTTTCCTCGATTTGAGGTTCTGTTGTTGTTTCGATAACAGGAGTTTCTGTCGCTGCTACCTTGTCCACCGTTGCACCTGGAATTGCTCCATCTGTAACGAGTGAAACTTCTATTAGTTTGGATGCTGAGATAGCCATAACGCCATCTTTGTTATCCCACGCGCTTACTTGAACGCCCACGCTAAAATCTGAACGAAGTCCTGTTGCAGCTTCTTCAAGCGCATCATTTCCAGCTGTTGTCTTAGCAATTTTGAAAGATGCCGTAACACCTGTTTCATCCTGTGACCATTCGATTAGTTTTCCAAGTGGTCGAGTTTGATTGTGTTCTAAAACTAGCTTTGTATTCTTGCTAAACTCAATTGAGTTGGGAAGAAATACTGTTGATCCAGCAGATGTATTACCTACTGAATCCCATTGAACGATTCGACCTGCAATGATGCGTGATTCAGCATCCGATGCAGTAATTGTTACTGGCATTGTTATTTTCATGACTTGATTAAGTCCTCTTCCTCTTGAATCTGCTCGACACTCATTGCACCGATGCGATTTAGAATCTCATAAACCTGTGCGCGCTCTAATGGATTGCCACGCAAGTATTCGTCTAACGAGAATCTGATTTCTGTTCCAGCAGGGACGAAATCTTGCATAGAGAGCCTTTGCTCAATAGCCAAAAGTAAATTGCGACCACCGAAATCGATAAGAGAACGGCGCTCTGCTGTTGCATTTGAATAAGTCATTGAGGTTGCTTCTGCACTAGCAAAATATGCAGGCATTCCAATTGCGCGACACAATTCTAGCGCGACATACTGACGAGCTTCATTGAGTTGCAGCTTTGTAGGATCAATTCCCATAGCCTGTAAATCAACATCGGCATTAAGGAACGCTGTGCTCCGAGTTGTACGGGCTACGCGCCAGGCTTCAAGCAATTTGCCAATACGCTCGCTAGTAAGATTTGTTCCATTTGACTTTAGAACCATCATAGGTACTGGCTCTTTAGCAAAAGTCTCAGACGCATTCTCGAGCGCAATTGCTGCGCGGATAGTGCGACCAGCTCTGTTGAGGAAACCCTCATCGAGTCCATTGAATACGACTAAACTGCCCACACCCATTGTCGGGGTAATAATTCCATCGACTTGATAGCCAACGATTTCAGTTTGATTAGCATTGAGCTTTAATGTAACGCGCTCTGGAGCAACGCGAGTCCATTCTTGAATTCGTCCGTCTGCATATGTTCCCATTACAATTCCATAAGCAACACCGCTAAATAATAAATCCTCTGCAATGTAAGAATAGATAGCAGAGCCAGGGACGCGTGTATCAGGTTGATTGATTACACGATTGGCTTCTAAATGCGATCCATTCATCTTGACATATTGCTCAAGTGGCAAAGTAGCAAGGCTGCATAAAATGTTACGAGCTCTTGCAATTGTTGGAATTGCCATTGCCTGTGCTCGAGATGCAGTCGATAAAGGATAATTAAAACCATTG